AAGATCCCGAACCTCCCGACTGTGATTTCGTAATACAGACCTTTGATACCGCATTCTCCACCAGCACCACGGCGGATTTCAGTGTTATCCAGACATGGGGTATATTCTACCTTTATGATCAGGATGAGCAGGGTATGGAAGGCTATGCTCCGCAGCTAATCCTTCTGGGAAACATCAGAGGACGCTTTGAATACCCTGAATTAAGGAAACTTGCCCAGAAACTGTATAACGAGCATAAGCCTGATGTCTGCATGGTAGAGAAGAAAGCCAGCGGACAGTCCCTGATACAGGACATGCGAAGGGCAGGGCTTCCTGTCATGGAATATCTCCCTGACCGTGACAAGATCTCCAGAGTTTATGCGGCTTCTCCCATCATGGAGTCAGGAAGGCTGTGGATACCTAAATATAAAAAGTGGGCCGATGACCTGATAGAGGAACTGATAAGGTTTCCCAATGCTGCACATGATGATCAGGTGGATGCCCTGACAATGGCGGTACACTACCTGAAGGAGTCCTGGCACCTTACACATCCTGACGATCCTGAACTTGAAGATGAGCCAAGGGAAACTAAAAGTACCTACTGGACATTTTAATTTGGGAAATGGACAATTGTATGGTATAATAGTGTAGGGAATAGAGGAATAACATGGCTGAAATTTTCAAAAGAGCATATGATGAGGTTAACCGGAGACTGAATGGATCTGGTTTGTCTTCTATTGTCCATCGACAAGAGGGTGGAATAGCAGAAGATGTAGAAAGTCAGCGTGTTCATGGTACTTCTCCTTTTGATATTTACAGACATGGAGAAGCATATGCTAAACCCCCTGGAAATCAGCCAGCAGCTTCAAGCAGTCCCTGGTTTTTAGAGGATTTTGGACGTGGTGGACAGCCTTCTCCTGAAATGCAAAGAAGAGTCAAAGCCAATAGAGAACAAGGACTAAGAGGAATGATCCAAGGAGGATTTGATAATCCAGAACAATATTGGACTTATATGCAAAATTGGGCCAAGAAAGCTGAAAAAGCAAGGAGTGATGCATACTGGGCGGAACATCCAGAAGGATATTGGATAGATGAAACTATTAAGTCAGGAATTACAGGAATACCTGATCTTGAAGGAAAATCTTTAGCTTTGCCAGAACAGGCTCCTATAAGTATAAATGAAGCAATAAATAATATCGAAGAAGATTTAAAAGCTGGACTAATAAGTGTAGAAGAGGCAAAGTCACAAATTGATTATATTGTTGCACTAGATAATGAAGAGGGTATGGTAAATAGAGATATGGCAAAATTGCATTCAGTAGCACAAAAAGAGATGGCAGATATACGAAGTCAGACTTCGGGGAATACAGGAGGTGGTATAGCAGATCTCAAGAAATCCATTAATATAAACGGACAGCCTCACGATCTTGCATGGATCAGGCCAGATGAAGCTTCTGCTCTGAAGGCTATGGGTGGTAGTGGGAAGAAGGTAGAAGGTATACCTGCTTATTATTTTGGATGGGCTGGAGATGAAGGTGGTGATGCAGATTGGGGTATAGAAGAGGTTGCTGATACAGGAGGTTCTGCTACAGGAGGAGAAGGACAATATGCAGAAGCTACAGGAGGTTCTGATATAGGAGGAGAGTATGTAGCAGGAGATACTTATACTTATGACTCTCCTACTTTTATAGATACAACTAGAACTACAGGAGATTCTGATAGAGGAGGAGTAACACCTTCCGATGGAGATTCTGATTCCAAGGTTACAGGATTACCGTGGCTGGATAAAGAATCTAGAGAAGATTGGCTTGACGAAAAATCAGATAGGAGGAAAGGATTTCTAGGACTCTTTGGAGATTACTATACTAACAGGGAAGCCTTAGAAAGAGCGCATATGGTAGGTTATGATAACTGGAGGGCTACTGCTGGAAAGTATTCCGAAAATCCCGGCAAGGACTATGATGAATGGTATAATGCTCAAGATAAGGGTGCATTACTGGCTGGTTATGCAATTGGAGATCCGTTTGGAAAGGCTATGGAATTTAAAATGAGGCAAGTAAACGAACAGTTACAGGATATGTTTAGGAAAGCAAAAGATCTTAAATCTGTTGGTCAAGAAGATGAAGAACCTGCTGAACTCTCAAAAGAAGAGCTTCAGGAAGCTGTTAAAGATATTGAAGGGCTTAAAGATTTTACTCCCTATAGTGGAACAGATTATCCTATCTGGGCACCTGGTGGAGTGCTTGTAGCAGGAATGAATTTAGCTTCTTCCACAGTAATAGGAGTAGGAACAGTAAACGGTATAAGAGTACATGTTCATGAAAATGGTACTGTTACAGCTATTTCTCCTGAAGATTCTCCCGGTTTCCTATCAGGGGAAGATACTGGTAATGAGCCTCAAGGAAGACGTAGTCGTAGACCTGTAAGGGAAGTAGCTTCTGTTTCTGAAGAGGTAACGGAAACGCCAGCAACAGGTATGGCAGGATTATTGGCCAAACGTCCTGATATACCTTCAACAGGAGAATCTTTTCAATCCCAGTTTGATGCTCTGGCTAATATATATGGCAGAGAACGGGCAGCAGAAATGCTTAACCAGCCTGAAAATATTTTTGCATAGGATAAATAATGGCAGTAGAACAAAATCCATATGAGGCAATACCACAGGAAGCTCCTCCCAATGTAGTTCCTATAGCTCCTGAAACCGATATTGATGCTACCTTTGAAGTAGCTGATGACGGTGGAGTTATAGTAGACTTTGCTGGTGAGGAAGCGGTAATGAAACCTTCAGAATCCATTGCCGAATGGTATGGAGATCTGTGTGATACTCTGGAGGAAGATTCCCTGTTTGAGATAGCCACAGATGTTATAGACAATTATCAGGCAGACAAGGATTCCAGAGGTGAATGGGAGTCCATGTTTGAAAGGGGATTTGACCTGCTGGGCCTCAAGCTTGAGCCGGGATCAGAACCTTTTGAAGGAGCCTGTACGGCAGTACACCCTCTCCTGATTGAGTCAGCAGTCAAGTTTCAGTCCAAGGCTTCAGGAGAACTCTTCCCAAGCTCTGGTCCGGTAAAGGCAAACATACTTGGCAAGATAACTCCTGAGAAGGAGACACAGGCCAACAGGGTTCAGAACTTTATGAACTATCAGCTTACTGAGCAGATGCCTGAGTACTTTGATGAGTTTGAACGGATGCTTTTCCATCTTCCCCTGATAGGATCGGCATTCAAAAAGATATATTATAGTTCTACTCTTAAGCGTCCTGTCTCTGAATTTATTCCCATAGACCAGTTTTATGTCTCCTATTATGCAACTGATCTCAGGAATGCTGACAGGTATACGCATGTAATTTACAGAAGTCCGGTAGAATTCCAGAAAGATGTTCTGGCTGGTGTATATAAGGATCTGGACTTACCCAAACCTAATCAATCCAGTGTTACAGCTTTTACACAGAAGATGGATACCATACTGGGATTAACCCCGTCTTCTGATAAAGATCCCCAGTATGTATTGCTGGAACAACACTGCTATCTTGATATTGAAGATAAGGAACAGTCACTCCCCTATATTGTAACTGTTGAAGAACAAAGCCGACAGGTATTGAGTATTCGTAGAAACTATGAATCTGATGATTCAAATATGGAAAAACGTAGTCACTTTGTACACTACAGATTTGTTCCGGGTTTTGGTTTCTATGGATTGGGCCTGATACACTTCCTTGGCAATCTTACCATGAGTGCAACTGCTGCAATGAGATCCCTGATCGATGCAGGTCAGTTTGCCAATCTGCCAGGAGGTTTCAAGGCCAAGGGAATTAGAATTGTTGGTGACAACGATCCTATCTCCCCCGGTGAGTTCAAGGAGGTTGAAGCAACTGGAATGGATCTTGCAAAGGCTATTATTCCTCTCCCCTATAAGGAGCCTTCCTCTACTCTGTTTCAGATGCTCCAGTTCGTAGCTGCTGCTGGTCAGAAGTTTGCGGACAGCACAGAGCAGGTTATATCTGATGCTGCCTCCTATGGACCCGTTGGAACTACTATGGCTCTTCTGGAAGCCAGTAGCAAGTTCTTCACAGCCATTCACAAACGTCTTCATAAATCTCAAAGGGATGAATTCAGGATTCTTGCCAAGATAGATTATGACTATCTTCCTGATGAATATCCCTATGATGTCCCGTTTGAAGACAGAAGCATATTCAAGAATGATTTTGATGGCAGGGTTGATATAGTTCCTGTATCTGATCCAAATATACCATCCAATGCCCATCGTATGATGCTGGCCAACATGGCCCTTCAGATGGCGCAACAGTCACCTCCTGGCATGTTCAATCTGGAAGCATTGAATAGAACAATACTTAATGCCGCCAACATGCCTAACATGGAAGAGATACTTCCT